TTATTGGCTTTCTTTGCCGGTTTTGGCGAACTTTTCGTGCACGTTCGCCATCGCTTTGGTCGCCAACGCGCGTTTGTTGGCGCTTTCGGCGTAGCGGGCGAACTCGCGATCGCTCTTGTGGCCGGTCACTGCGCGGCCCTCGAGAATGGTGGCGCCGGCTTCCGCCAGGCGGCGGCTCGTGGCCTTGCGCAGGCCGTGGGGTGAGCAGTGCGGGATGCCCGCTTTCACGCAGGCGCGCTTGAACCAGTTATAGAAACCGGTCGACGTGAAGGTCTTGCCGAACTGCGTTTCGAGGTAGGCTGCTTGGCCGCCTGGAAAGGTGCGCAACGCCTCCAGCAGATCGGGGCCCATGGGCACCACGGTGTCACTTTCGTTCTTGCTGTGGTGCAAGACCAGTTCATCGCCCACGCGGTTGGCCGGGCCGACCGTCAGGATGTCGGACTTGCGCTGTGCGGTGGCGAGCAGCAGTTCCTTGGCCAGGCGCTCGCGCGTGCCGAACGGCCACCGCGCGTCGAAGGCGTCGATTTCCGTCTCGCTCCAGGGGTGGAAGCCTTTGCCCAGGCGGAAACTGTCGGTGGCCTCCACCGGGTTGTCCTGGCGCCAGCCCAGCTTGATCGCATGGCGATGCAGACGCGACAGCACCTTGCGCAGGTTGTTGGCCGCTGCCGGGGTGGCGCGCATGGTCGAAAGTTTTCGTTCGATATTCGCGGTGGTCACCCGGCGTACGTCCTTGGTGCCATTCTTGGTGCGGAACCGCTCAATGATGTTGCGGAACGTGCGCTGCGTGCTGGGCTTGCATTCCAGCCAGCGCGGGCTTTGGTAGTAGCTCACGATCAGCGCGTCATACGTGTAGGGCGGAAACCGCTCTTCGGGCGGCGGCTTGGTGGCGGTCAGCGCGGCCTGGTATTCCGCCATGAATTCGGGCGTGCCGGGCGCCGCGCGCAGGTGGCACGAAGGCAGGCCCTTCTTGCGAAAGCGGTAACGGCGCTTGCCGTGCCGGTCCTTGTAGGACGTGACATAATCGGGAAGCCAGCGGCGGGCCATCAGTCGAGTTCCTCTCCCAGCGTGTCGTCCAGAGCGTTGCGCCGCACGGTAACCTCGAGGCTCCCGTCGAGCCGGATTGCCACGCGCACTTCTTCAAAGCCCATGCCCGCCACCGCGCCGATCGCGCGGCGGATGTCGGACTGGCGGAACTTGATGGGGGCAGGGGCTTGCAGCATCAGTCGATCCCCAGGGCGTTCTTGTAGACGTCCAGAATGGCTTCCATCTCGCGCCGGTCGTCGGGCTTCATCTTGCGCAGGCGGATGATCTGGCGGGCGCACTTGGCGTCGTATCCGGCGGCTTTCATCTCGCCGAAGACGTCGCGGATGTCGTCGCTGATGCCCTTCTTTTCCTCTTCCAGGCGCTCGACGCGCTCGATCAGCAGCTTGAGCCGCTCATCGGCCGCGCGGTGTTCGTCGGGCAGCGGCACCGGTATGGAGAGTTGGTCTTTCATGTCGCGCCCTCAGAACAGGTTGGGGAACAGCGTGGGGCCGCAGCGCGCGGCCATCCACAGCAGGGCGACCACGCCGATCACCACGCCCGCCACGCCCCAGGCATCGGATGCCTGCAGCAGGTCGTCCTGGTGCTGGTCCAGGCGCCGCGTGGCGTGCTGGTGGCGGATCGCGGCGCGTGCCTTGCGCTCTTGGGCCCGCTTGGTGCCACGCGCCGTCATGCCGCGTCCTCGCGGATGAAGTAGAGCCAGCCATAGAACACCAGGTCGAGCAGGGCGACCGGCGCCAGCAGGGCCTGGATATCGGCGCTCAGCGTGGCGCGCGGGGCGTTGGACGTGGCGCACCAATAGACGACCAGGCCCAAGGCAAAGGTGTTGAGCGCGGCCACGAACAGTTCGGCGTGAAAAGTGCGGGGGCGGATCATGCTGGTGTCTCCGGGCCATAGAGGGCGTCGAAATGGGGCTTCATGTCGATGCGCCACTGGCGCGCGGCGGCGAGGCGGGTGGCGCGGCTTTCGCGGCGGCGACGCGGGGCGGGCACTGGCTCGGGCGCGCTATCGGGGCCGTAGAGCGCATCGAAGCGAGCCTTGTTGGCCAGGTGCCAGGCGCGGGGATCGCGGGTGTCGTTCAGGGCAAGCGAGCCGTGATCGTAGGGGAAGTGGGCTGGGGCGGCGCGCGCGGTCATCAGGCGGCCCTCCGGCGGGCTGCACGGCTGCCGCCGTGGAGCAAATGGCGCACGGGCACGCCGGCCTTGGTGCAATCGGGGCACCAGGCCTGGCCGTGGCGCGTGGTCCAGCCTGCCGGGGCGATGCCATCGGCAGAGTGGTGTGCGACGTTGCATGAGCACTGAAAAACGGCAGGTGGGCGAAGGCGCATCGGGCGTTCCTTTCGGGCAATGATCGGTCGTCGCCGGAAACGAGGCCCGGCGGCGGGGAAGCGGGAATGTGGCGGCAGTCAGGAAATGGGGCGGCTCAGCCGGGAAGCTCCGGCGGGCTGGCGCTGTCGAACAGTTCGGGCTGCGCCTCGTCGCGCGGGCGCATGATCTCGATGGCCTGCTGCCGGGTGACGGGCCGCATGGGCAGCGTCACGCGCGGGTTGGGGATGGCGCTGGGCGCGATGCCATAGTCATAGGTCTCGCTGGCCTTCCAACTGTGCCCGCAAAACAGGTTGGCGCACTGGTAATAGATGTCGCGGTGCGTGGGCGTGATCTCGCGGCTCGTGCGGCGCTGGCCCACGGTGTTGCAGTGGGGGCAGCGCAGCCGGTCGGAGCGGGCCGGGGCGGGGCCATTGTGGCCGGGATCGGGCAGGGGCTGGGCGGCCATGCTCAGTGCACCTCCCGTTCCTGGCGATCAAGCGCGGCCAGGCCATCGGTGATCGCGGCTAGCGCCTCTTCCCCTTCCTTGCGCGCGCGGCGGAGGGCCCCTGGGTCTTGCGGGTGGAGCGCGGCATCGAGCAGCGCCGCCACCGCCTCGCCGCTTTCCTTGGCGGCAGCCGCGGCGGCGCGCGTCATGTCTGTGGCGCCCTCGCTGGCGGCAATGTCCAACTGAAAGCTGTAGACCCGCAGGATCGGCGCATGATCGCCCCCGGCCTCGATAAACGCGCGGTCGAGCCGCATGGCGTCGAGAATCGAAATCTCGCTATCGGCATCGGGATCGGACCACATACGCACCAGGCGTCCGCTGCGGCCCACCAGCATGCCGCACTTGTCCCACCCGATGCGCGCGGCGATCACGGTGAGGGCCTGGTGTACAGTGAGAGGATCGCGCCGCTTGGTCATGCCGCACGCCCCTGCAAACTGTTGTTCCGATTGAAAGAGACGCGCGGCGTGCACTGGTCTACGCCCTTCCAGGCAGGCGAAGGGCCAAGATCGGCCGGGTAGATATCGGGGCGCAGCAGATGACGCGGAATGCCGGTCGCGGCTTCGACGGTCAGGACATACTCGGCGGGCAGGCGCTTGGCGGTTTGAAGCCATTTCCACACCGCCGCCTGGGAGACGTGGCAAAGAGCGGCAAAAGCCGTCTGCGAGCCAGTTCGCTCAATCGCTTGCACCAGCGCATCGCGGGGAGTGATGTCTAAACTCATATCTGTCGATTACAGCCAAGGTTGTAACTACGTCAACAGAAAAACGTTTAGTGCGCATTACAGCGAAAGTTGTAGGATCGGGCGCGTGTTTCGTGGTGACCGCCTAGCCGAGCTGCTGAAAGCTCAGGGAATCTCTCAAAGCCACCTCGCGCGGCTTGTCGGGGTCTCGCAAGCGACCATATGGAAGCTGCTCAAGGAGCCTGCACAGGGTTCAAAGCACACCCATCGAATTGCAAGGGAGCTCGGCACTAGCCCTGCTTACCTTATGGGCGAAACCGATGACCCAGCTTCTAGCGGGGAAGTCACTCTCGTCGCTCCTGCTGCCCCTGACATGCTGCCACCCGACACTGTCGAGATCGCAGAGTTCAACGTTGCCTATGGTTTGGGTGGCGCGTTCATCCATGACGAGCCGGCCCGCCAAACGATGCGGACATTCTCACTCGCCTGGGTGCGCCAATTCACCACCGCACCGATCGACAAGCTGTTCTGGGCCACGAGCTCCGGCACTTCGATGATGCCCGCGATTCTCGACAGCGACATTCTGCTGATCGACACCACACAGCAATCGCCCCGAATGTGGGACCAATTCTGGGCCATCGAAATGCACGGCCTCGGCATGATCAAATCCCTGCGCCCGGCCAAGGACGGCGGTATGCGCTTGGTCTCGGTCAACCCCGATTTCCGCGACGAATTGGCCTATGACGGCGAAATGAACGTGATCGGCCGCGTCGTCGCTATCGTGCGCAAGGTGTAGGGGGCTGCCGGTGGCTATTGGTGGCGCGATAGCGCTAGCTGTGCTGGTGTGCCTCGTGATTGGCGTCGGGGGTTTGATTAAACCAGCTGCATTTGGTCTTCGCTCGAGATGGTATGCCGGTTTGGTGTTGGCTGGAGCGATCGGGTTGGTCGGCTTTGGGCAAATTGCCTCACCTGACCCCGAAATCGCAGATCCTGCGGTTATTCGACGCAGGGGTTACTTCACATTCGCTATATGGTTGATCTCGAGCGCTTTCCTGTATTGGAAGGCAAAGACTTCAGCGTCGGCCATTACGCGGCCCACCAAACCCGAACTCAACACGGAGCAATCGCTCCGCCTCCCGCGGGAATGGGCGCAGGCCAGAAAGTCTGGCGGTTCGCCGTTGCCCGAGCAACCCATTCCTGACCGCAGCGCCGACGAGGTTGACGCGCGGACGCGTGCAGCGCGTAGAGCAAAGATCGCTGCCGGCGCAGAGCATGCCGCCCCTCCCAATCTGGTCAGGGCCAAGGTAGGAAGTGAGCAAGCCCTCGAGCGCGTGGCGAAGGCGGTTGCCGGCAAGTCCGTTCCTGTGCCGATGCCGGAATGGTGCAAGCCAAAGTCAGCAGAGATCGAGGAACTGATCGAACTGCGCGGCCGGGGCAAAAGCTCAGGCTGGGCCGGTTTCATGCACTATACCGATGCCAACGGCGACACCAGTTCCCGCCGGATCGTGTGCCGCTCGATATCCGGCAATGGGCGGCCTGAAACAGTGACGGCCTATTGCTGCGAACGCAAAGCGCATCGCACCTTCCGCATCGACAGGATCGATGAATTGATCTGCGTCGAAACCGGCGAAGTGTTGGACCCGGCCACCCACTTCGCGGAGTTGTGGAGCAAGGGTGCACTGAAAGTGGCCGACAAGACGCTGACCGATTTTGCCCGCGTTCTGGTGTTCATGGCGCGCTGCGATGGCGAATTCCATCCATTGGAATTGCAAGAAGTGGAAGCGGCACTTTGGCGGTACGGCGCGGAATTTGGGTTAGACGACAAGACGATCAAGACTGCGGTGCGCGGCGTGGGCAGGATTGCGCCCGACAGCGAAGACTTCGTGGATAGCCTCAAGCGGATCAGCCATCACTGCGAAGCGCGGCTGCTGTCCCTCATGCTGCTGGATAGCGTTGACCAGGTGGCGGCGGCGGATGGTAGAATTGATGAGCAAGAGGTCGAGTGGGCCTCGGTGGTCAGCGACACGCTGAAGGTGATGGCTACAGCCTGAAAGAGATCGGCTATGCGAGAATATCTAGGCCCCGTTTCGCCACACGAAAAGCTCGAGCGGAACAAACAAATCTTCGCCGAACGGCAGGCGGGGGTCTCTGTTAAGGAGATCGCTGAAAAGCATCAGATCGGCGTAGTGCGTGTGCGGCAGATTTATCACCGCCAGCGGGCATTAGCCGCCGTAGCCGCAGCAAAGGCGCGTAAGGAAACGGCATGCTGAAGATCATTGTCGCGAATGAAGATTCTCAGGTGCGAGTGGGCGAGTTCGATTTGCCGATCGCACCAACCATCGGCGTGAGCATCGCCATTCCATCTCCGGACGATGAAGTTGGAATGGCTTTCTACAATATATCTGACGTGGTTATAGTATCGGTCGGTTCTTTCTGCCTTCTCTATGGAGATGACAGAGTGGAAGGGCCTGCAATCATCGCATTTGGTGCGAAGGTATAAGTGAGGCCACGCTGGTGGCAGGGCCTTGGCTAAGGCACAATACCTATATGCCAACGCTCTCCACCTTTGTCGCCATGACGGCGCTTATCACTTGCCCCAAGCCGATCGTGCACGATGGCGATACCATCCGCTGCGGGATCGAGCGGGTGCGCTTGGTCAACATCGACGCGCCCGAGCTCGCAGGGAGCGAACGATGCAGCGCCACTTCGCGCCGGCGCCTGGCGGGGAGCCGCAATCCGGCCTGGTGCGATACCGCGCTGGGCGAGCGATCGAGGGATGCGCTTGCCGCGCTGGTCGCACGCGGGCAAACCTCGATCGCGCCGGTTGGCCGGGATCGCTATGGTCGTTTGCTGGCGCGTGTTATGGTCAATGGACAAGATGCCGGGGCGTTTCTGATAAGCAGAGGCTTGGCGCGACAATGGCGCTGACGTTGCGATCTCTAAGCGCAGTGGCAGCGTGGGACTGCTTCATTAAGAACGGTAACAGGTGCATATGCAGGCAACGGTTCGGGAAATCATGGAATCTCAAGGGTTCCCAGACCCAGCAGACACCCTGGCCCAAATCTATGGGCAGGATCTCCAAGCTGCGCACGAAGCCGAACTTTCCGGCGCTCATGCCGATGCGCTGAAATTGCGAAAAGCAGCCGCCAAGATCAAAAAGACCTTGGCGGCTTATGGTCGGCGGGTTTGATCTGCGCTATTTGCGGAGCGCGTTTGTGTATGGTGTCCGGCTCTGCTTTGCGAACAGGGCCGGACTGCAATCGGTTACTCGTCCACGAGGATCGGGAACGCGCGCAAGCCATACTGGCTGGCGAACACGCGCTTCCCATTCTTCGTGATCCAAGGACGCCAGATCACACGCTTGCCATCCGGCACACGCGAACGTGACATACATCACCTCAAATCGAGGCGGCCCGATGATCTTTGCGTCCAACTTGCGCCCGTGCTATGCAACGGGTTCTCACCGCTCGTCTGGATCGCGCACCTGCACAGGGGCCGCGGTTCTGCAGCAGGTTCAAGGGGAGTTGTTCATCAGAACAGCTCCCCTTGAATTCCTTCGATCATCACTTCCTGCCAGCGGCGTTGCGCCAGCTCATCCGTGACATTGTATTTGGCGGCCACGTGCCGCGCGCTGCGGCACTTCCTCACTCCCTCGGTTGGCACAAGCCACACATCCGCAAAACGATCTGCTTGCCATTCTGGATCCACGCGATTGTCGTTCCGCGTCCGCTTGGCCAACATGGGTGTTTGTTGCGAGTGCAAAACAAGATGGCCAAATTCGTGTGCGGCGACGTAACGCGCCTCACGATCATTGTTGCAGAGCGCGATGTATGTGGATTCTGACAGGATGATCATTTCTTCGCCGCTGGTTCCGGTGATGCCGGCAAGGCCGGGCATATCTTCATCCGGCAGGACAAAAAAATCATAATCGGCCAAACCTTCCGGCAGGATACGTTCGACAAGGTTAACCATCTGAACGTTCTTTGTACCCATGCCAAAGAATTCACGGATATCCCACGCAATGCGCTCAATTTCGGCGCTTGTCATCGGCTCTACTGCCTGGAAGGTTCCACCCATCTGCCTTAAACCTCTTCGAGAAGCTTAAGAATTTTTGCCTTTTTCTTCGTCGTCATTTTCGCAAAGCCGGTCTGCAGGGCGAGTGCGACTTTACGATCGAATTGATTTGCGGTGGGGCCGAGATGGATCTTGTAATCCTTGGCCGACAACCGCGCGGCCTCATGAAGTTCGGCCGTCTTTTTGGGTCCGAGGTCGAAACCCGCCGCGATTGCGGGGATGATGCGCTCGGGAATCGGCTTCTTGCCGGTCTCCATAAGGCTGAGAAAACCAGGGGAAACCCCGGCCTTCTGCGCCATGTCAATCAAAAGGACACCCTTTTCGCGCCGAATTGCGCGCAATTTCTCACCGAACGGCGTCCACTTGCTTGGACTTCCATGCTGCGGTGAAGTGTCAGCCTTGTCGTTTGCCACGGTCATTCTCCTCGGCTTGATCCCAGGCTTCGTTTTGCCTGAAGAGGAAAAAGACCGCAAGAATTTGTTTACCTTGTCCGGTAAAACTTTGGCAACCCTCTCCAAGGCGAAAAACGGGGGAATTGCGTCGGCCGGTCAATTCGACAGTCTATGCGATCTCCAGCGTCAGCTTCGTGCTGAAACCGTTGGCGCCGTGGTCATGATCGGCGCTGGTCACTTTCCAGCTTTCCTTGTCGATGTGGGGGCGAAAGTCTGACAGCGTCACCCGCGTGCCCGGCACGATGCGCGCATCGCCATAGGGCAGGGTGATATGGACCGTGGCCGAGGCGCGGCCCAGGCGCCCGGTCTCCGCCTGCACGGCGGCCTTGGCGGCGGCCTCGTTGGGATAGACGCGCTTGAGCCGGCGCCGATTGCTGCCGCCGGCCGTCACCGTCTTGCGGGTGCCGGCATCCTGGTCATGCCACTTGGCTTCGGCACCATCGTGGCCCTTGTCGCGCGCGGCACGGCGCCAGGTCACGCTGCTGCATTGCTGGCGCGTGATCGTCATGGTGGACAGTTCCTTGCCGCTGGGCGTGGTGGCGGCGCCGCGCGGGGCGAAAATCAGGGTGCTAGACTTGACGGTGGCGACGGCATCGAAATGGCGTCCGAGATCGCGGACGAACTGCATGTCGCTCTTGTTGTGCTGCTCTGTGGCCGGAATGGCCTGGCTGGCCAGATCGGGGTGGCAGGCGGGGGTGAGGGCGTTGTCGGCGGCGATCCTCGCGATGATCGCGCCCAGGGTCTGGCCCACCCAGCTGCGCGTCTTGCGGGTGCGGTAGATGCCTTTGAAGTCTGCGCTATGGGCGACGATCGTCACGCGGTCGGGCGGGCCGCTCCAGGTGAGCTCGTCCACCACGAAGCTGCCCTTGTCGACCAGGCCGAGCGGCACGCCGGTGCCGCGCGACCAGCCTAGCGCCACGGTGAGGCGCGCGCCCTGGCGCGGCGGGACGAAAGCGCCATCGGTATCGTGCACCACGATTTCCAGGCTGTCGGCCTCTTCGCCCAGCTTTTCGGAGAGGCGCAGGGAGATCAGGCGCGGGGCGAGGGTGGCGGTCAGGTCTTCCCCGTCGAGCGTGACGCGCCAGGCGGCGCGGGGCTGGCTGTAGGGCGATTGCGCCCCGGTGGCGGCGAGGTTTGGGGTGCTGGCCATCACGCCACCCGCGTCAGTTCGATGGTGAAGTCGATCTTGCGGGCCTGGCCGGTGTCGATCAGGTTCGATCCGCCGTTGGCCAAGCGATCGATGGTATAAGTGCCCAGGATAGTGCCGGTGCCGTCCATCAGTGGCCAGGCCTCGCCCTCGCTGGCCATTTCCGCCAGGGTTTCGATGGCCGAAGCACTGCCGGCGAGCTCGGGCACCAGGGTGCCGGTAAGCGTCACCTTGTCATCGCCCACGCCCACGAACTGGCTGGCGGCGGCGGCAAGAAAGCGATCGTCGCGCGCGTGGCGGAAGGCGCGGTCGCGCTCGATGCGGTCGGGCAGCATGGTCTGGCTGTCGAACACGAAGAGGCCAAGGGCAAAGAGCATGCAGGTCTCGCTTAGAAGTCGTCGCCGAAGCTGCCACCGTGGCCGCCACCGCCGCTGCGCCGCTCGATCTCGCGGATCAGGCGATCCACCAGCATGTCCGTGTTTTCGCCGGGCTGTTGATGGATGACGATCTGGTCGATCTTTACCCCGCCGCCCAGGGTTTGCGCGGAACGCGGGGCAAAGCCTGGCCCTGCAGATGGTGCAGCGAGACTAGGCCCGGCGAGGGACAATGCGCCTGCGCTGGCCACGCCCGCAGCCATCTTGCCCATGGCGCGCAAGGGGTGGCGTGCACCGCCATCGATGCCGTGCCCGAGCCCTGCGGTCAGGTGTCCGCCCATTTGCATCATCAGGCGAGAGGGGCTCTTGATCCCGAAGAAATCCTTGAACGCCTTGATGCCGTTACGGGCCACTTCGAGCAGACGGTTGCGCAGGCCGAATGGGTCGATCATCGCCAGGAGGCCCTGCATCATCATGCCGCCGATGTTCTTGAGCCATTCGCCAGCGCCGGACATGGTGTCTTTAACCCACTGCCAGCCCGCCGAAAACGCGGCCTTGATCTTGTCCCAGTTGGTATAGACCAGGTACGCCACGACACCGATGGCCACGCCAATCGCGACGATCAGCAAGATCATCGGATTGGCGAGCATCATGGCGCCCGCGCGCATGAAGCCTTGGCCCAGGAATATCGCGGCGTTGCGCAGCATGCCGAATGCGCTGGCAACCCTGGGGAATGCCGCAGCGATCGAACCGGCCTCTTTGAACTTGGAGTAGATTTCCCACCCTTTGGCCAAGGGGCCCAGCACGGTGCCGGCGGCATATTGGACGACGCCGAAGCCCACGCGCATCGCAGTGAGGCCCACAGCGGCTTTGATCATGAACGACACCAGCTCGGGGTGTGCCGCAGCGAAATCGCGCAGCGAGTTGGCCATTCCCACCAGGCTGCCCGATCCTTCGGTCAGAGCAGGCAGGAGATGCTTGCCCATTTCGATATTCAGGGCCTTCAGCGCGTTCGCCGCGAGCCCGGTCGCGCCTTCAGTGGTGGCGATGCGCGCCAGATATTCCTTGTTCATGGAACCGGCATATTGCGCGCTATCGCCAACCAGGTTGAGATTGGCCTTCAGTTTTTCGAGGTTGGTCAGCATTGGTGCGATGGCGCCGACCGATTCCGAACCGAACAGGCTGGTGAGGATACCGGCCTGGGCCGCCTTGGGCATCTTGGCCACGCGGGCCAGGACATCGTTGATGGCGCCGGCAGAATCGGTCTGCATACGCTGCGAGACTTTCGACGCATCGAGGCCGAGCGAGGCGAAGGCTGACTTCTGGCTTTTGGTTGCCGACGCGCCGGCCGACATGGCGAGCATCATGTTCTTGATGCCGGTGGCGGCGATTTCCTCTTCCACGCCCACGCTGTTGAGCAACTGGCCCATAGCGGCCAGTTGGCTGGTAGAGACACCAGCCACCTTGCCCAGTGAACCGATGCGCGTGACGATGTTCGACACTGCGCCGGCATTGCCGCCATAGGCGTTGGTTAGGGCATTGATCTGGTTGGACAGCGCGACAACACCCGACTGTGAGAGGTTGAACGCCGTCCGCCACTTGGCCATCATGGCGCCGGCATCGTCGCCGGTCATGTCGAACGCCACGCCCATCTTTGCCGCATCTTCGGCAAAACGGAGCAATTCCTGGCGCGGGATGTTGGCGCGTCCGGCGGCGGCAACGATGGCGGCAATGCCTTCCGATGCCATCGGGATACGGGTGCTGAGGTTGAGGACATCGCGCCCCATCCGATCGAACGCTTGCGGCGTAGGAAAATCGACCACCTTGCGGACATCGGCCATGGCCGATTCAAAATCCATCGCCTGTTTCGTCGCGACGACGAGCGGCGCGGCCATGGCCACGCCGCCGATGATGCTGGACACGCCTGCGCCTTTGTAGGCTTCTCCCTGGGCACGCATGGCGTTTGCCTGCGCGCCCGCAGCATTCAAGCGCCGCTGGCGCTCGATCTGGCCATTCACCCGTTCGAGTTCGTCGCTCAATTCCCGCTGGCGATTGATGAGCGGAGTGACGTTGCCGGACGCATTCGCGATTTCGCGCTCTACGTCCTTCATCGCGCCGCGCAGGCGGCCCGCTTCGCGTGTCATGCCTTTCAGGGCCTGGTCGCCGCTCTTGCCCAGGCCGATCAGGTTCTTGAGGGCGCCGGACAGCTTGTCCTGGCCCATGAAGGACACGATCAGCGACAGGCGGTTGTTGGCCACGGGGTTACTCCGGTTTGTTCATGCGGTTCCACACCGCCACGGCGCGTGTGCGCCACGCGAGCAGGTCGGCAAGGTCCATTTGGGAAAGCTCCGAGAGCGGCCAGTGAAACACCGCCGCGATATCCGCCATCAGCGTCTCGACCGTCAGTGCCCCATCATTTCCTGGATCAACGCCTTTTGCGCTGAGCTCATAAAAAAACCGACCACCACGCCGACCACTTCGGCAAGATCGTCCGCTTCCAGAGAGAAGTATTCGTGCGCGGCAATCGCGGGCGTGGTGATGCGCGGGATCACGATCGCGACTGCGGTGACATCGCCATTGACGATTTCCGTCAGCTTGGTGCCGCGCATGTCACCGCCCTTGGGCTTGCGGATGGTAAGGCTGGTGATCGGGCCGCCTTCGCGCATGAGGGGCTGGGCGAGGGTGACGACAACAGACGTGCTGGCGGGTGCCGGGGCAGGCGTGGTGGTGGTATCGGTCATAGCGGGCGATCCTTGGGGATGTGCGGTCTGGTGGTGTCCCCTGCCGGCAGGACCGCCTTACTGCCGGCAGGGGGACCGGGCGCGAGAGGGCCGCCCGGATCTGGAGAGGAGATCAGCGGCCGAGCGCGGCGCGGATCTCGGCGTAGCGATCGACGCCCATGACGATGAAAATCATGTTGATCAGGTCGATCTCGATCCAGTCGACGCCATCGACGATCAGGCGGTAATAGCTGCACGCCACCTTGTACTTGTGGGTGCTGTTGTCGCCGGGCTTGGCATTGCCGAAGTCGATTTCGGTATAGCGGCCCAGGCACACCACTTCGGCGGTCTTGACCGCGCCGGTCAGATCATCCTGATAGGCACCGACGAAGCGCACCAGGCTGGCGGCGAGCGAGGTGGCGCCGAACTGGGCCAGCGCTGCCTGGATCAGGCCGCCCATGGAAAACTCGAACTCGAGCTTGTCGAGGCCCATGTCGATCGGCACCGGGCCGATCATGCCGCCGCCGCGCCAGTCCTCGGTCTTGATCACCAGCTTGGGAATGGTGACTTCCTCGGTTTCGGCGAGGTGACCCACGCCATCGAGCAGCATGTCCATCTGCTTCAGCTTGAAGGGGAAACCCATGGTAATGCTCCTTTAGGCGGCCAGCTGGCTGGCGAAGTCGGCGTAATACTGGTCGGTCACGCGCTGGTTGAGGCTGAGGCCCTCGAGCGGGGCGACGCCGGTGAAGTCGTAATCGATCACCGCCTGGCCATTGGCGAGGTTGGCCGCTTCGTTGAGGGCGGGATCGTACCAGGCCTTGCCGCCGATCAGTCGTCCGGCGGTGACGTAGCTGCGCAGCCTGGCGTTGATCGTGTCGATCGTGTCCTTGACCAGCATGACGGTCATCGGCTTATCGGCCGCCCAGGCGAGGCCCTGCTCGATCTCGTCGGCGATCACCTGCGAGGTGCGCACCACGCTTTCGAAGGCGTAGAGCGGCTCGTCCGAACAAGTGCGGTTGCCCCAGTAGCAATAGCCGCCGCCGAAGCGCACCAGCGTGGTAATGCCCGCCGCATTGAGCAGGGCGGCATCGGTTTCCGTGCTGTTGAGGGCAAAGCTGACATCCTGCGATATCCCGGTCACCCCGGTGACGGTGACGTTGGAGATGGTCTTGTGCCAGCCCGTGTCGGCATCGATCTGCGCGCGCAGGCCCATGGCGCGGGCCACGGCATCGCCGGCAAAGGCGCTCGACCAGTTGGGCCAGATCATCATCATCTCGCGCTCGCCGAAGTTGGCGCGATAGGTCAGCGCCTCGGCCACCGTCTCGCCTTCGCCTGCGAAATAGAGGAAGCCGCGCAGCTTCCTGGCCACGCCTGCAAAGTGGGCGGTGACTGCCTCGCTATCGAGCGCCGGGGCGCCGAGGATGCGCGGGCGCACCTGCAGTTCGGCCTCGGCCGTGATCAGCCGATCGATGCCGGCCATGGTCAGCGCGTCTTGCGCCTGGGCATCGACGCCCACGCCGACGCGCACCAGGACGATCACCGGGCTGGAGACGTCGGCGATGGCAGAAAGCGCCTGGGGCAGGGTGCCGGTGGCGCCGATCGTCGCCAGGGCCTTGCGCACATCGGTGATCAGCACCCGGCCATCGAGCGGGAAGGTATCGGCGGGCGCGTCGGGCGCGGTGCCGACAATGCCGATCACGGCGGTGGACTGGGAAGCAATCGCGCGACTGCCCTGGGTGAGAAAATTGGTCTTGATGCCGTGCATGGCTGGCTCCTGATCAGGCGACGAGACGGGTGAGGGGGATGGTCAGGCGGGTGAGGCTGTTGGCCACGGCGCCGGCCTTGGTGCCGGTGATTTCGGCCACGGCCTGGCCGGTGGCGAGCTCGCCCGAGATCGTCACCTGGCGCACGACGATGCGCGGCTCCCACTTGGCCAGGGCCAGGGCGATACCCATCGAGGCGAGCAGCGTGGTGGCGCGGTTGATCGGCCGGTCGACCAGATCGGCCAGGATGCAGCCATAGTCGCGGCGCATCGTGCGGGTGCCGAGCGGGGTGGACACGATATCCTCGCACGACTGCGCCAGGTGATCGTCGCCCGCGAGCGGCGCGCCTGTTGCGCGGTTCATGCCGGTGAGGCTGGTCATAGCGGTTCCCCGCTCTGTGCGGCGCCGGCTTGCACCTGGCCATGCTTGTGGGACTTGAGGCTGATGCCGGCGGCTTTCACATCGTCGCTGGCGGTGATTGTGCCGGTCACTTCGAAATCACCGGCCAGCATCAGTTTGCCGCCATCGGGCAGGCTGAACGCCAAGGTGTGGCTGTCGGGATCGTAGGACAGCACGGCGCCATCCTTGAAGCGGATCAGGTCGGCCATGCCGTTGGCCGGCACGGGGAAAGCGTTGCAGGTGATCCCGCCGATCGCGACGGCCGCGCCGATCTCGCCGGCCGGGCACAGCACCAGGACTTGCTCGCCCACGGTGGGCGGGCACCACACACGGGTGTCGCCCATGCGCGGCGCGGCCCAGCGGATCGGGCCGGTGCGCAAATCTTCGTCGATCTCCACCACGCATTTGCCAGCGGCTTGATCGACCGAGACCACGCGGCCGAAGCGGATCAGTTCGTCGGGATCGGTCAGGGTGCTTTCGGGCGTTCGCATGGATTGCATCAGCCACGCCGCGCGGCCGGGAGCCATGGGGGCCGATTGTAAGGCCCGGTTTCACAACGCGCGCGGGTGGCAGGAAGGCCGGGCCGGCGCCAAGCCCAGGGACATGGCCGACAGCACCACCGCAATCGATCTATCGCAATTGCCCGCGCCCACCGTGGTCGAGCAGATGTCCTACGAGGACATCCGTGCCGCTGCCGTGGCGAAGCTGGTCGAGGATTTGCCTATCTTCGACGCGACCGTGTTGAGCGATCCTGCGGTCAAAGTGCTCGAGGTGTTCAGCTATCGCGAGATGCTGATCCGGCAGACGTTCAACGAACGCGCGCGCCAGGTGATGCTGGCCTATGCCACCGGCAGCAATCTCGACCAGCTGGGCGCGCTGCTCAATGTCGAGCGCCTGACCGGCGAGCAGGACGATGCCTACAAGGCGCGTATCCAGCTGGCGCCCGAGGCGTTCAGCGTGGCCGGGCCGGCCAGTGCCTATCGCTATTATGCGCTCTCCGCCGCCGGCACTGTGGCCGATGCCAGCGTGACCAGCCCCAAGCCCGACGACATCCGTGCGCTGGTGCTGGGGGTGCTGGCCGACCATGGCGCCGATGCCGGGCTGGTGGCGGCAATGACCGCCGCGCTCGATGGCGCGACCTGGCCGGGCACGGTGGTTGTCGCGCTGCTCTCTGCCCAAGGCGACGGATCGGCCAGCGACGACGAGATCGAGGCAGTGGAACTGGCCATTGCCGAAGACGAGGACGTGCGGCCCGTCACCGATCTACCCCAGGTGCGCTCGGCCGAGATTGTCGAATACGAGATCGATATCGATCTGACGCTGTTCAGCGGCCCGGACGAGACGGTGGTGCTCGCCGCCGCGCAGGCCGGGGTGGAAGCCTACAAGGCCGCCTCGCGCAAGCTGGGCCGCTCGATCACGCGCGCCGGGCTCTATGCTGCTGCGGTGGTGGCGGGGGTGCAGAATGCCCTGGTCAACAAGCCGGCGGCCGATGTGGCGGTGGGCAAGCTGCAATGCGCCAATTGCGTGGGCACTGCCGTGAGGATCGCCGGCCGTGTCGAGTGACAGCCTGCTCCCGCCCAATTCCACGCCGCTGGAGGTGGCCCTGGCGCGCCTGGGCTTGCGCATCGACGACATCGACCTGCCGATCGAGCAACTGTGGGATCCGGCGACGTGCCCCATCGCCGTGTTGCCGTGGCTGGCCTGGTCGCTGTCGGTCGACAAGTGGGATGCCGAATGGTCTGAGGCCGAAAAGCGTGCGGTTACCGCCCGCGCCATTGCCGACCAGCGCCGCAAGGGCAGCGTTACCGCGGTGAAGGCCGCGCTAGGCGAGATCGACAGCCTGTTGACGTTGGTGGAATGGCACCAGACTGCCCCGCGCGGCGTGCCGCACACCTTTACCGTGCACTTGCCCGCGATCGGCGCCGATGGCGTGGCCGGCGGCGCGCGGGTTTCAGCCGCCACCACGGCGCAGATCATTGCCGATGTTGTGCGCGTTTCGCCCGCGCGCAGCCACTTCGACGTGGTGATCGATCTGGCCCTGGCCGGCGCCACCGCCGCCACCGGGGCCGCCCACGCTGCGCTCTATCGCCGCGTGGCCGCCGGGCCAGACACCAGCGGCACCGACTGGGCCGCGCTGATCACCGACGAGATCGGCGAGCCGCTGACCGACGACACCGGACAATTTCTCGATGGGAGTGCCGCAGAATGACCGCGCTTGTCCTGCAAATCACCGACGCGGGCCGCGCGGCCATGGTCGATCCGGCGGGCGGCACGCGCACCGTGCGCATCGCGGCGGCCGGGCTGACCGCCGCCACCTTCATCGCCGCGCCCACGCTCGAAGCGTTGCCGGGCGAGCTCAAGCGTATCGCCACCGTCTCGGGCCTGGCCGTGGCGCCCGATACCGTGCACCTGACGCTGCGCGACAGCGGCACCGATGCCTATGCGGTGCGCGGCTTTGGCCTCTACCTCGAGGACGATACCCTGTTTGCGGTATACGGCCAGGCCGATCCGATCCTGGAGAAAGCGGCGGCGGCCACGTTCTATCTGGCCATCGACTGGACGCTTGCCGCTGCCGACGTGGCCGCGATCACGTTCGGCGACACCACGTTCTTGAACCCACCCGCCACCGAAGAGGTTGCGGGCGTCGCCCAGCTGGCGACCATTGCCGAAGCGCTGGGCGGCCTGGTGGCCGACAAGATGATCACGCCCGCCACGATGGCCCAGGTGCTGGCCGGCTATGTCAACGCCGCGCAGCTGGGCGTGGCCGGCGGGGTGGCGACGCTGGGCGAAGATGGCAAGCTGGCGGTGGAGCAGCGCCCCGCCATCGACCTGATCGACGTGTGGCCGGTGGCCGACCAGGCCGCGATGCTGGCCAAGGCCGATGCGACGGTGGGCGACTTTGCGGTGCGGGCGGACGGCCTGGTCTATGTGCTGCAGGCCCTGCCGCCCAGCACGCTGGCCAACTGGCTGGAGATCACCACGCCATCCCCGGTCGGCTCGGTCAATGGCAAGGTCGGCGCCGTGGTGCTCAATCCGGGCGACGTCGGCGCGGTGCCTACGGGGCGCAAGGTCCAGACCAGTGGAGGCCTGCTGACCGGTGGCGGCACGCTGGCGGGCGATCTCACCCTGGCACTGGCGGCGGCAAGTGCGGCCGAGGCGGCCGATGGCGCAATCGGCAACAAGGTGCTCACCCCGGCCAGCTTGGCCACGATCCTCGCTACCCTGGCGGCCAAGGCCAATGGCGCGGCCACCGTCTCGGCGGGCGGGTTGCTCACCGGCGGCGGCGCGCTCTCGGGCAATCCCACCATCGCCCTGGCAGCGGCCAGCGCGGCCGAGATCCTGGCCGGCACCGAAGCGGGCAAGGCCGTGACCCCGGCGGGCCTGGCCGGTCTGCCCAAGAGCCTCACGCCCAACGGCCTGTGGACCTTCCCCGGCGGCCTCAAGCTGATGTGGGTGCAGGTGCGTCAGCTGATCAACACCGAGCGGGTTATCACCGTCGCCTATCCCGACAGCTTCACCACGTTCGTGGCGCCGATCGCGCTCGCCGGGTGGAACACCGCCTTCTCGATCTCGCGCGATCTCTGGCTCCAGTTCGTGGGCGATCCTGGCCTCTCGTCCTGCACGATCCAGACCCAGTCCGACGACGGCCAGGACATGCGCCTCGACGGCTTCAACGCGTTTTTCCTGGGGGTGTGACGATGTCCCACATCTACTACAGCGCCGCACGTGGCGGCTTCTTCCACGCCGCCAACCACCAGCAGTTGCCCGACGATGCCGTGCGCGTCTCCCGCCTGCGCCACCGGCACCTGATGGAGGCACAGGCCCAGGGCCGCCAGATCGTGGCGAACGACAAGGGCCGCCCGGTACTCGCACCCGTGGTGCCGCCCAGCCTTGAGCAGCTGCGCACCCAGGCAAGCGCCGCCGTCAACCTCGAAGCCGCGCGCCGCATCAAGGCCGTGGCCACGATCGAGCGCCAGACCAACGACAACGCCCTGATTGCCCAGGCCGCGCTTGCCGCCGCCACCGGCGCCGCGCCTCCCGCCGGCCTGGCCGAAGCGCTCGCCCGCCGCGCGGCGATCGACGCCATCCGCGCCGCGTCCAACCGCATCGCCGCGCTGATCGCGCAGATGCCGGCGGTCAACCTCACCGACTTTGACGCCACGGCCGAGCGCTTGTGGGTGGAGGGCTGATCCATGGCCAAGATTTCCGACCTGCCTTTGGTCGCGGAGCCCAGCGGCACAGAAACCGCCGTCATCCTCAAGGACGGCGCAGCCAAGCGCGCGCCGCTCGATCAAGTGGTGATGGCCGCTTCCGCGCCCGCGCTGGCGGCGATGCAATTGCTGCGCAGCCAGGCGGCCGACCAGGCTGCGGCGGCAGCGGCAAGCGCGGCGGTGGCCAGCGCAGCGGTCGATGCCCGGCTCGGTCTGCTCAATCCCGTCGAGTTCGAGGCTTGTGGCTGGCTCGATGTGCTGGTCGATGCCGACTTCCGCATCATCGCGGGCGTCGATGATACCGGCGCGATCTACATCGAGGGCGTGCGCGTCGCCGCGCCCACGCAATACAACTACGGCGGCCAGGTCGTGGTCTATCTCGACGCGGTCGAATATGAGGCTTGCGGCTATCTCGATGTCGAAGTCGATGCCGATTTTCGCATTCTGTCCGCCACCGAATTGCCGGGCACAGCCACACCGCCGCCGGTCGATCCCGCCACGCTTTACGACCTGATCGACCTGTCCGACGGGGTGAACACCGCCACCTATTCGCTTGCCCGCACCGATGGCGCGCTGGTCAAGCTGGCGCCGGCCGGATCGGATCACACGGCGCTGGCGATCCGCCCCGATGGCTTTGCCGTCTACCGCTCCACCCGCGCCAATGGACCGCCTGGCGGGCTTTTCGCGCGCGATCTGGCGGGGCTCGGCCCGGAAAGACCGCTGGTGCCCTATCGCCGCATCGTTGCCGTGGGCGACAGCCTCACCTACGTCGCGGGCATTGCGGCCAATTCCTATTGGTACAAGCTGGGCCAACGCCTGGGGTGGCCCGCCGTCGGCTTCGGCGTCAACGGCCAGACCGCGCGCCAAGCCGCCGCACGCTATGGCGCCAGGCCGGTTTATGTGTCGCTTACCGGCGACCAGATTCCCGCAACCGGCAGCGTCGCGCTGACCGCGATCAGCGAAAGCCCGATCACCGCCGGCCTGCCGAACCTGGTTATTGCCGGAACTTTGGCCAACGTCGCGGGCAAGCTGTCGTGGGACCAGAACACGGGTATCTTCACCTTCACCCGCAGCACGGCCGGCGCCGCAGTGGCCGTTGCACCTGGCACTCGCTTCTATCCCACCGGTGCGGGCATCGGTTCCGGCACCATCGTCCCCTATCAGTGGGACGGGCTGTTGATCGCCTGGGCGGCGCGCAATTCGTACTACGAGGCCGAGAGCATCATCGAGAACCTCGAGTTGATCGTCGCCGCGCAGATGCCGCTGTCGAAGCGCTTCTTCGTGCCGCTGTGCCTCTATTCCAACGAGGACGGCATCGGCACCAGCAACCGCCAGGTGGTCGACCGCACCAATGCCATGATCAAGTCGCGCTGGCCCAAGAACTGGATCGACTTCAACGGCCCCCTGCAGAATGCCGGCAACGGCAGTGCGCAGGATCTCGCCGATATCGCCGCCGGCTACACCCCCACGTCCCTGCGCATCAAGGACAGCGACGGCACCACCGTCGATTTCCTGCACACCAATGCCGCCGGGAACACCGTCCAGTCGGACACCCTCTACAACGCAACCGTCGCGAAAGGCTGGAACCTGTGAACACCGCCGTCAACGCCCGGCAATATGCCGACCTCCACACCAACAACCCTGCCTACAAGATCCTGCAGCGCGACAAGATCATCGACGAAGGCACGATCGGCCTGTTCGATTTCGGGTACAAGTGGGGCTACGCTGCAAGGGTTTCGCCCGTGGTTGGCGGAACCAGCTTTGCCAACTTCGTGAAGGGCGGTGCGGCTGCAGTGAACGGCTCGCTCGCCAAGGCATGGGCTGGCAACCAGATCGCTTTTCCCATGGGCCACGCCAGCGCGAATGTCGCGCTTCCCGCCGCGTGGAAAATGCCGGCCGGCGCCAGCCATTTTGCCATCGGCTTTCTGGGCAAGGTGGCAACCTCTGGCTATCCCACCGGGGCGGCGGGCACGCAGAACGCATTGATCCTGGGCTGTCGCTCGGGCGGGAACTCGCAGTATCAGTTCTATTTTCAGTACGACAAGACGACCGGGACGATGACCAGGGCGTTTCTCGGATTCAACCTGCAGCTGTTCGACATCACGGCGTTCATGCCCACCGATGGCCTGGAGCATCACTTCGCCATCGAGTTCGAAGTGATCACCGCAAACACCTGGCAAGCGCGGTTCTGGGTCGACAATGCGATCAAGTATACCAGCCCCCCGCAGGCTTGGTCGGGAGCGCTCAACCAGGCCGGCGCCGCCGTCCCGGCAATCGGCGCCTATTACCAGGCCAGCACCTATGAAACCGCCGCGTTCTCGATCGGGCGCATCTGGTTGCAGGATCCTACGATTGCCGGCGCCAAGAGCATCGCGGCCATGAACGCGGCCGATTTCGCCAAGAACTTCGCGCGGTTCGGATGATCGTCCTGGGTTTGTAGGCAGCGACGGCACAACGCGCCGCCGATTCAATCGCGCGCGCGCAGTGGCATGGCGGGCACTCTCCTTTCCGCGAGGTGCCTGCCATGATCGACGTTCGCAAAACCCAGGCCGCGCTGGCCCAGGCCGACTATGCCCCTGGTCCGCTTGATGGCGCCTGGGGGCCATCGACCTGCACCGCGCTGCTGGCGCATCAGGCGCAGCGCCAGCCCGACGCCATGCTGCGCGCGCTGGGGCGTGCCGCTGCGGCCGAACTCCCGCGCTATGGCATCGTCAACAGCCCCGCGCGCCTGGCCGAATGGCTGGCGCAGACCGGCAACGAGACCGGGGGCTTCACGCGGTTCGAGGAGAACCTGCGCTATTCCGCGCGGCGGCTGCTCGAGATCTGGCCGTCGCGTTTCAAGACCCTGGCCCAGGCGCTGCCCTATGCCTGGGATGCTTCCGATCCCGATCGGGAAGACGTGGCCCTGGCCAACAAGGTCTATTACGACCGCATGGGCAACCGGGCCGGCACCAACGATGGCTGGGATACGCGCGGCGGTGGTCTGATCCAGCACACCGGCAAGGCGGAATACGATGCCCTGTTCGTGCGCCTGGGCGTGACCGCTGCGCAGATCCACGGCGGCGATCCTGTGGCCATGGTGCGGGCATGCTGCGATTACTGGGATCGCGTCGGCGCCAATGCCTATTGCGACCGGGGTGACTTCCGGGGGTTGCGCAAGCGCGTCAATGGCGGGCTGATCGGCGTGGACGAAGTCGCCGCCCGCCGCGCGCGCAGCCTGGCCGTGCTGGCAGGTGCCGCATGAGCGGCCTGCGCGCAATCCTGGCCCGCTGGGCGGCGGCGCTGGCTGTGGTCGGTGCGCTGGCCTTGGCCGCGATGACGGCGGCGGCCGTCCACTATCGCGGTGCGGCGCGCACCGAAGCCGCCGGGCGGGCCGCCGATCGCGCCGGCTATGTTGCCGCCCAGGCCGAAGCGACCCGCTTCGCGGCCGAGGCAATCCACCACCAGGAAGCGGTCTATCGCATGAAAGCCGCGCAACAGGACCAGACCCATGAAACCGAACTTGCCCAAGCTCGCGCTGCTGGCGCTGCCTATGCTGCCGCTCACCGCGTGCAGCCCAAAGCCGCTCAAGGTGGAGGCGGCACGGCCCTTGCCGCCGCCCCGGGTGACGGTACCGGCCTTCGCACGCCAGTGCCCGCCGCTGGTGTCGTGGTATCCGAACAGGACCTGCAAGCCTGCAGCGAAGTGACCGCCTATGCGATGAGCCTGCGGGACTGGGCGCTCGGAATGGAGGCGCAATAGCTTTAAAATGGCCGTTTGCCCATAGTAGAACCGGCGTTCTACTGCTGTGGTAGTTTGAAATATTCCTGAAATCATCGAAATATTATTAAAAAAATCTGTCAGAACAAAATTGGCTCAGCACTTTTTTATGTTAAAAAAGAAGTAAGCGTTATTATCTTCCGTATTGTATATGACAAAACTGCCTTGATATTCAGGCATTTTGTATCTAATCTTTCCTCGGGCCGGCACTGTTCCAATGTCAAAATTTCCGGCATCAGACTCATATTCACCAATCGTGAGAGGGATATCCGAACCGGTCGAGTTTTCTAGCGAGGAAATCGATCCAGGGCAATATTCTGAAATGGCAGGAGCCTCAGCTAAAGAATCTACATCATTTTTCGATTCACTCAAAGTCCGGGTAATGATCAAGCTTTGATCTGGGAGTTTCTCTTGAGGCAATATATTCAAGTCACGCCCAATGTTTATGTCATGACCGGCCACAACAGATGGCGCCTGATTATTCCCAGAAAATGCGCTAGGACTGTTAAAATTGCTAACTGTGCTTGGATAGGGCTTAGGATCATCTTTGGAGTGCAGGGTGATTCCCGCAATGGTGACGCCTATAGTTGTTACGCCTAGTGCAAGAATCGCTGTGCGCGTCGAACGCGGGCGACCACTGGAATCTGTCATCTCCACCCCTGGGTAAGTCGTTTCAGTCGATTCGACTCTGAACTTTAATAGATTTTTACCTACGCCGGAATAGCTCGATATTCTTTGTTGTGCGGGTTCTCTCGATAAGAAATTCCATGCAGCTGCCGTTGACAGCTGTTCCAAATGTTCTGACATTTGAGGGCAGCTTAACAGGACGTGCGCTCGGGTTTCCTCGGAAAATTCGATAGGCTTTCTAGCGATCTAATAATTCCAAGGTTTCGTCTTCAATCGCGCTCATATCTTCCTCGCTTAAGCCCAGCAGCCGTCGCGCGGCGTAACGCACGCGAATGGAATTGCGGATGCGGGGATCGACCGGGGCTTCCTCGCCGAAGTGGTGCACTTCGGCTGTGCGCTGGATCAGGGGACGGAAGCTGACCACCACTTCATCGGTGCGGGCGACACCGCGCAGGTTGCGCGCCAGCGCGGCCTTGGGGAACATGCGGGCCTTGCGCTTTCGCAGGCGGCCGCGCCTGTCGCGCTGGCTCTTGCGCGGCTCCATCGGCGTGCCGTCGGGCTGCATATTGTCGCGGATGCGCTTGGCGTTGCGGTCGCGCAGGGCCTTGGCGAGCTTGCGCGTGAGCTTGCGGCGCTCGGCCGGCTTGAGGCGCTGGAGGTAGCCCTCGAGCCAGGGCGCCAGGTGATCTAGGCCGGCATCCGCCATTGTTGTCAATCCAGAGGGCGGGGCGCGACCTGCTGGCCATCGGCCCAGATCGAGGTGAGGCCGGGGCCGATCTGGCTGATATCGGGGATCATCGGCATCGCTTCGGCAACGGTCGCCAAGTTCCAGCGGCCTGCCTCACCTGCTGTGGCGGTGACCGCTTCCGTGAGTGACAGCGTGATCTGCACATCGACCGTGCCGACATCGAGTATGTCGACTTCGAACGGGATGCCCTCGGCGCCGCTGGTGAGCAGGTTAGGCTGCTGCTGGCCAAGCGCCTGGTCGAGCGGATCAACGCCACCCCGCATACCGTCTATGCAGAGCCATTTGTGGGCATGGGCGGCGTGTTCTTCCGCCGCGACCAGCGCCCCAAGTGCGAAGTGATCAACGACTGGAGCGAGGACGTTGCCACCTTCTTCCGCGTGATCCAGCGCCACTACGTCGCCTTCATGGACATGCTGCGCTGGCAGATCACGAGTCGGTCTGGCTTCGAACGCCTGCGTCGCCAGGATCCGACCACGCTGACCGACCTGGAACGCGCGGCGCGGTTTCTTTACCTACAGCGCCTGGCGTTCGGCGGGAAAGTGGCTGGCCGCAACTTCGGCGTGAAACTTGATGGCGGAGCACGGTTCGACGTCGCCAAAGTCGGCCCCCTGATCGAAGCCGCGCACGAACGGCTTTCGGGCGTGGTGATCGAGCGCCTGCCCTGGTCCGACTTCCTTACCCGCTATGATCGGCCGGGCACGCTGTTCTACCTCGACCCGCCTTACTATGGCTGCGAAACGGACTATGGTCGCGACCTGTTCGACCGCGACCAGTTCACCGCCATGGCCGACCAACTGCGCGGCCTCAAAGGCGGCTTCCTCCTCTCCCTCAACGACCACCCCGACGTGCGCCGCATCTTCGCCGGCTTCACGATCGAGGCCGTGCCGGTGAGATACACCGTGGGGCGGCATGGCGCAGAGCAAGGTGGTGGGCGAGGTGATTATCAGGGGGTGAATTTGACCATCAGTGCCGGGCGATAGAACCGGCACTGATGGTCACTAGGTCGCTTCGGATGCGGCACGGAAAAGCTGTTGAGATCTGTAAAGGACAGTGGCAGATCGCGACCAACTCACGTCGTTCCGGTGCAGCCGCTTGAACATCCGGTGACACGGAAACCGGACCTTCGCGTGTTGAACGGCTGCCGGTCGGCGGCACGCCCAATGTCGCCGCCCAAACAAATGTTTCGTACCCTCAGAGGCGGACATTTTTACTCTTTGACCGCATCCGAAGGCGGATTGGATTCATCTGTCTTGACTTCCGCCACTTCAGCGGTGGGCATAAAGGCGCTGCCTTTCTGCGCGCGCCCGCGCGCGACCTCGACGATGCGGTCGGCGATTCGGTCAGCGTCACGCCACTTCATCACGAGCTTGCCCGGATCCATACCGTAGTCTGCGACCACATCGCGCAGTTGCTCAATGTCGAGCTTCGCAAGCGCTTCGCGCAGCGCGGGCTCGCCGTCGCGGGCGAGCTGCACCGGATCGAGAACAGCAGGGGTCCGTCTGTTGCTCGGCCGCTTGTGCTCGGTCGGCTTTGAATGCCGCTTTCGCTCGATGGGAGCTTTAAGCAACTTTTCGTCAAGGCCGAGCACCTGCGCCAAGCGTTCTTGGAAAGCTGGATTGGCCTCCGCCTCTGCGATCACTTCGCGCAAGAGCGCGGTCAGTTTCTTCTTGATCGTCACAGCCCATCCTCCAAGTCGGACCAGATTTCCTGCGCCAAGCTGTAGAAGTCATCGCCGAGGTCACCCGGATATTTCTGCTTGATCGTGCGGGAATGCGCCTGAAACTCCGCTGCGGCGGCCACGGCGTTGCCCTGTCGAATCACGGTATTCATCACCACCGGCAGGTTCTTGTCGTTCTTGAGTTGCTTGAGGACGTTGTTGTGCACCGTGGAATTCGCCTGGAACTTTGTCGCGACGATGCCGAGCGGCTCAATCTCCTCTCCAATCGCTTCCGAGAAGCCGGCGACGCGGCCGACGATCTGGGGGATGCCGTAGGTCGACAGATGGTCTGGGATCGTCGGGATGATGTAGTGGTCGGAAATCCGTAGGCCGTTAAGCGTGATGATTCCGAGGTTCGGCGGACAGTCGATGATCACTAGGTCGTACTCGTCGATGCGCGATTTCACCGCGCGATTGAGGAGTTCGATCGGGTTTGCCGAGAAAAACTTGCCAGCTGGGGCGGAAGCCAACTTATCCTGCACGTCGATCAGGTCGAGGCTAGAAGGCAGCAGGTCGATGGTTGTAGCAGCCCGGACATCCGACACGCCCTTCTGCAGCGTGGCGTTGATGTCGAACTTCCGGTTGTCGGGGTCCATCGCGTCCTGAAACAGGCGGGCTAGGGTGTGTCCCTTTGTGTTGAGGTCAAACCAGCGTTCTTCCCCGATGAGCATCAGCGTCGCGTTGGTCTGCGGGTCGAGGTCAATAACGAGGACGCGCTTACCCATCAAGGCGGAGAACGTCTCGGCGAGAGCGACCGTGGTGGTCGTCTTGCCCACGCCGCCCTTCAGATTGATAGTCGAGATTACGTGGGTCATCGGCATTCCACTTCGTTTGTTTCGGCGCAGCCAGGCGCGGATGTTGGCTTGAAGGAAGATCGGACCAGAGGCCAATTCAGCAACGGCTCTAGGAAAATCTGACGCACGCACCCGCCAGTTGGAGACGGCCTGCCTGGACACGCCCGCCATTTGCGCAATCTCGTTGATCCCTACCAGTTCTTCGCCGCTGTCCTTAGTCACACTTCCCCCGTGAACGTTGGTCACAGATTCTGTGTACAATGCTCACAATCGCGTTTCAAGGGGCGCTTTTATCCAAAAGCGCGATTTTCTCAGCCTACACGATCGTAATCTATGCATAGCTGTTGGCACGTGTAGGCCACGCTCGCGCGGAAATGCTAAGTTACCTCGAGAGCCGTATCAATAAAGGGGAGCTAATCCGCTCCCGCCGGCGAGCTCGCGCGCAGCGTCCCCGCGCAGGGTGGGGAAGAGGCCGTAATGCCGACGCGCGCCCGGCATGGGGCCTCGAGGATCGCGTCCGTCATAATGTCGAGGTCGATTCCTTCCATGGCAATGATGGGAACATATGTGCAAAGCCAGTCCGCGATTTGACTCTGCGTGGCGGGCGGCAGACACTTCGGCGATGAGCAATCTCTACCGCCTGCGCAGCAACCAGTCCGAAGCCGTTCAAATCTTCGCGGCCGAAGGGAGAGTTGCGGTCGAAGCGATTTCTGTGCGAAATAATAGGACGACCAATCATGCGGCTTGGCAGCGGGGGATAGATGCCGATCGAAATAAGAGTGGAAGACGCTGACTTGGTTGGGTTCAGTGACCCAGCCAAACAAAGCGTCAAAAAAGCCGGTGAAGAATTCATCAAGCGTGTCATCGACGAAGCCAATCGGCTCGAATCAGCGCATAATACGAATGGTGGGCTGGCCGAAGTCACTGCGCCAATGGTTCAGAATGCGGCAGTGATCCAGCGGCACGCTATAGGAACGAAAAAGTTACCTTGGTATGTCAAGGTCCTTCGTGTCACGTCGGGCGTTGTCTCGATGGTGGTTGGCTTCATGTATGATGATGTGAAGTTACAGAACGGCATCTACATGGCTGTTTTTGTCGGCTTGATGACGGTCGCTATTGGGACCATCATCGCTTCTGCGATTAAGGAATAGTCGATGGCTGACCCTTTGCTTGAAGAACGATCGCGAGAGATCGAGGTAATAATGAAGGAATCCGCCATCCGTAACAGAAGTGCACCGCAGGTTGAGCTTTTGCTTCATGCCTACATGGTGCTCGGGGGGATGATGACCATTGGCGCGATAGGTTATTTTGGCTTCAGCTTACTCAAAATCGATCTAACACTCGAACAGCGGATGTCTGTCATGACAGCCGGGGCGGGAGTTCTAGTGGCCGCAATGTCGTGGCTGCTTCTACTTAATCGCAGGAAGCTAGAGGCGCTTAGAGCAGAGACGCTGCGTGTTGCCGAGCGAGACTATGACCTCGTCAGAGAGTGGGCTAAGTTCGAGGCAGCAGGCCGCCGCGTGCTTCAAGAAAAGGGGGTGGAGTTCAACTCTCGCTCCCCCCGTTCGATCCTATCGGCGCTTGAACGCTGTGCGGTCATCCCGTCCGAACTCGCGCGCGAAATAAGTATGGCTTTGGATGTACGGAATAAAGTGGTCCATGATGTTGATCCCGTACCCCCTATTATGGTCCAAGCGGCAGGCCGAATTCTGGCCGATTCTAATAAAAAGTTAAATTCTGTGCTTCAGCCTTCCTCCGAGACTCAGGGATATGGAGCGACAGGCTCAAGCGTCATCCTAAGTGCTACCGGCACTCAGAAGTTTTACGGTGGTGGTGAAGCTATTCCCGCTGACAGTCCTGCCGCAGAAACTTCGAGAAAAGGTACGCGCAAGATCAATCTGGATGATGAATGA